AGAAGACGGACCCGGCCGTGCCATCGGCGGAGAACCCTGGGCCGGCCGTCGGGTCGATCCGGGGGGAGGACTTCAAGTCGCAGCGCGCGCGGCGGCACGTGGTCGTGGACGTGCCGCAGAAGGCGGTGTGGGTGCCGCGGTCCAGGCTCGAGCGGGGTGAGCGCGGCTGCTGGCGGGTGTGGCAGCTCCCGCAGCAGGCGCAGGTGCTCGAGGGCGAGGAGGCGGCGCGGCTGCGCGCGGCCCTAGCGGGGGCGCCGGAGAGCGAGTTCGAGGGTCGGCGCGTGCGCGTGCCGGCCGGCCAGTACATCGTCACGCTGGACCCGGCCTCGGGTGAGGTCGACGAGAAGGGCACGGAGCACGCGAACCACGCGATCACGGTGATCGACCATCGGACGCGGAAGCTCGTGGCGGAGTACGAATCGCAGAAGGACCCGGACGATCTCGCGCTCGATCTGCTCGCGGCGGCGATGTTCTACAACGGGGCATGGATCGTCGTCGAGCGCACCGGCGGCTACGGGCTTAGCGTGTTGCGCCGGCTCGCGATCGACTTCAAGTACGCGAGGATCTTCGAGGACGAGTCCAGGGACCGGCGGGCCGAGAACCGCTCCGACCGGCTGGGGTTCTCGACGGACGCGGTGTCGAAGCCACTGATCGAGGCGGAGCTCATCTCGATCTTGAAGCTGGCGGCGCAGGGCCGGGACCTGATCCCGTCGCGGCGGGTGGCGGAGCAGATGCTCTCCTACGTGCGCGACGAGCGGGGCCGGACGAAGCCGGAGCCGGGCAAGCTCGCGGACGTGCTCATGTCGCTGGGGATCGGCCAGTTCGTGTCTCAGATCCGGCCGTTGCGTCCGGATGGGCCGCGGGAGAAGGTGTCCGGCGCGGTGCGTAAGTTCCGGTCGCGAGGGGAGCGATGAGCGACGAGAACGAACATCTCGACGGGGCCGTGATGGACGTCGTCTCGGCGATGTTCGCCAACGGGGCGGAGATGGTGGTCGTCGTCGACGAGCCGGAGTGCATGAGGGTCCGCACGCTCCGGCTCGACGGGCTGCGGAAGATGACCGGCGAGGAGAACCTCGAGCGCGCGGCGGGGCTCGTCGACGAGGGCCGACTCGCCGACTTCCTCACGCTTTCGGCGATCGACGCGGCGCTCGGCGGGCCGTGGGAGCGGCAGGGATGAGCAAGCTCTACATCGCGACGTCGGGCCGGATCCACGAGCACGAGCCGATCGGCGTGTGCCGCGTGCCGGTCAAGGACGGGATTTGCGGCAAGGTCTTCTATCCCGGCGAGGAGCGCAAGCAGGCGAACCACGCCGCGACCTGCGCGGTCGAGAACCACGAGTACGTCGTGGCGTTCATGAAGCAGCGGCACCCGGACGTCATGAAGCCGGCGGATGAGGAGCGGGCGGCGTGGGTGCGCCGGAACGCTCTGGCGATCCTGCAGGGCCGGGTGAAGATGTGAGGCTGTGGTGGGCGCATCTGCCGCCGCAGCCGGTCACGCTGACGTGGAGTCCGCGCGCGGCACGCGCCGGTCGCGGTGCTGCGTTCGCTCGTCGGCCGGTGAGTCGCCGGGCCGTCCGGCTCGCGCTGCAAGTGGCGCTGAACGCGCTCGGCTGGGCGTTTTCGCTGCGGTTCCGGCGCTGATCTGTCCGCTCCGGCCCGCACGATTCGGGCATGAGCGCGTCTTTCACGCTGGATTCGTCGCCGCAGTTGCAGGCGGGCGAAGCGGTCAACCTGTACCGGGCCAACAATCTCGGCGGCACGGTCATCGCCGCGGCTGTGCTCGACGCGAACGGGCAGACGCGCTTCTCCGGGCTCTCGTGGGACACCGAGTACGTGATCCGCGGCGCGCGCGACGTGCGGTTCCGCACTCCGCCGGACCCGCGCGAGCAGCCGGTGCTCGGCTCACGGTTCGACGACGAGGCGACGATCGTCGTCTACGCGTCCCCGGACGGGATCGGCACGGGGCTCTCGGAGGATGATCCGCTCGAGCTGCAGGCGGCGCTCGACTACGTCGCGACGTACGGGCCGGTGCTCGCCGGTTTGTGGACGGTGGAGCTCGCGGCGGGCACCTACCCCAACGCGCCGTATCAGCTCAACGACGCGCTCATGTCGCGTCAGCGCGTCCAGATCAAGGGACCGGACGTCTCGCATCCGACGGCGCCGACGGCGATCATCGACGCGGCTGGCGCCGGGCACGGGCTGATCGTCGGGCTGCGGACCTACGTTCGCGTCGAAGACCTGAAGGCGATCAACTTCTCGACGGCGGATTCGAGCACCGCGTCGGGCTTCCTCGCGGAGTCGGGCGCGAACGTTCACTGGGTCAACTGCCACTACCAGGGCTCCACCGGGTACGCCGGGATCTACAACGACGGGTGCGAGTTCGCGCGCGTCTCCGGCGGGGTGGCGTCGGGCACGCAGACCTACGGGCGGCTGTACTACAACTGCAACGTCGCGACCGACGGGTACGGGTCGGCGTCGACGGCGGACAGCCCGCAGACGCCGGCCGGGACGGTCACGACCGCGGCGATTCTCGTGCAGGGCAGCTACGTCGACGGGTTCAACCTGCTCATCGACGGGGTGCCGGTCGGGGTGCGCTGCACCGCGCGCGGCCGGTTCCGGGCGGAGGGCTCGACGTTCCGGAACTGCACGACCGCGGCCGCGCAGGGGCAGGGCGCCGGGTGCGAGCTCGGGATCTACGGCCAGTCGCCGGCGAACACGCTGACCGGCAACACGAAGGACGTCGACGTGACCGGCGGCGCGATCGAGACGTCGCTGCACGCGAGCTCGGCGGCCGTGGCCCGCCGGCAGCATTACGACACGGCGGCGGCGTCGCTGACCGGGACGACCACCCGCACCTCCATGAAGACGGGGATCCTGGCGGCGATCCTCGGCAACGTCGAGACGTACAAGCATCTGATCGGCAAGACGATCAAGGTGCGGGTGCTCGGGACGTTCACGGGCACGGCGGGCACGAAGACGGTCGAGTTCGCGCTGCTCTCCTCCGGGTACGCGCCGCTGACGTTCCCGGCGACGGAGAACGGGTCCTGGGAGCTCGAGGTGGATCTGCTGCTCACGCAGGCGGCGGTGCAGATCGTGCACGCGCGCGGTGTCGCGTCGGTGGCGGGCGGGGCGGCGACGCCGACGCTGCGCAAGGATCGGCAGCAGCGAACGATCACGCTCGACGGGTCGCAGTCGGGCCGGATCTACGGGACGCCGGGCAACGCGGCCGACACGATCACGATCGAGTCCGTGGAGGCGTGGGTGGCCTGAGCCGTCCGGCTGGGGCTGCATTCTCCCCGTTCGTGAGCAACGGACGGGGAGAATCGCTATGAGCAGGGCAGCCGAGAGGCTCATCGTCATCGAGCCGCTCTACACGGAGGACGGGCTGATGGTCGAGGACCGTGCCCGGGTGGAGGGGACGCTGACGGACCTTCTGGGGACGCTGGCGGCGGTCGGCGGCAAGATCGAGGTGATGGCCGACCGGGTGAAGGTCGGCGAGATCCCGGGGCAGGACCGGCCGACGGTGATCGCGGAGACGGTCGGCTACATCGTGCGGTACACGGCGTCGGCGCCGCTGAACGCGTCGTCGATCACGGCGGCGGCGATGGCCGCGGCGCGCCGGGACGACGAGCCGGAGATGCCGGAGACGCTGTCGCCGGCGGAGGCGCTCGGCGGCGACGGCGAGGACGAGGAGGAGTAGGAGCATGGCGGTCAGCGTCGAGAGGCTTCCTGCGAAGGAGCGCGCGCTCGTCAAGCGGGTGTGCGAGGCGTTCGAGGAGGCCAAGGATCGGCACGAGGCGTTCCGCCGGCGCGCTGACCGCTACTACCAGCTCTACCGGTCCTACCGGGACCTGAAGACGTCGTACGCGGACGCTTCGCCGCGGGACGTCGACGCGATCCTCAACGACGCGAAGCACGGGTTCGGGACCGACCTGTTCATCCCCTACGTGCTCTCGACGATCGAGACGACGCTGCCGCGGATGCTGTCGGCCAACCCGCGGCTGCTCATCACGCCGGGCTCGCCGGACTCGGAGCCGAACGTCGAGAACGTGCGGCTGATGATCGACCGGCAGCAGTCAAAGCGCGACTATCCGCTGACGCTGCAGGACGTCGGCAAGTCGGGGCTGATGACCGGCCTCGGCGTGCAGAAGGTCCTGTGGGCGGAGGAGTGGCAGCGCGGCGTGAAGGTGCTCGAGGCGCCTACCGTCCGCACGAGCGACGGCCCGCAATGGGTGGAGGGCACGCGGGACCGGAAGCTCTACTGCGGGCCGGACGCCGAGTGGGTGGACCCGTGGGACTGGATCTGGGATCCGTACGGCCACAAGATCGAGAACCTGCGGTACGCGATTCACCGCTACTGGCTGGCCGACGACGGGATCGCGAAGCGGATCAAGGACGGCGACTGGAAGCTGCCGAAGGGCGTCAAGCTCGACGACGTGCTCGGGCAGGCGTCGGAGGAGAAGCGCTCCGAGATCTGGGCGGAGCGCGACGCGGCGGCCGGCTACCCGTCGGGGGACCGGACCGGCGGCAAGGGCAAGATGCACGAGGTCTGGGAGTTCCACGACGGCGCTGAGGTGATCGTCGTCGTCGACCGGACCTGGACCCCGGCGTACGGCCCGAACCCCTACTGGCACGGCGAGCTGCCGTTCCAGATCTTCCGGCCGACGAAGGTTCCGGGCGAGATGGTCGGTATCGGGATGCCGGAGTCGATCGAGGATCTCGTGGAGGAGATGAACACGCTCCGGTCGCAGCGGCGCGACAACGCTCTGCTGGTGCTGCAGCGGCCGTTCGCGTACTTCGACGGGATGGTGGACGTCAGCGACTTCCACTTCGGCGCCGGCCAGATGATCCCGGTCGACGGCGATCCGCGCGAGCTCGTGTTCCCGCTGCCGCTGCAGGACATTCCGGCGTCGGGCTACCAGGAGGAGGCGAACCTCCAGCGCGACATTGAGCGGGTGACGGGGATCGACGACACGCTGTCGGGCGGGGAGGGCGGCGGCGGCGCGTCGCAGACCGCGACGGGCGTGCAGATGGTGCACGCGGCGGCGAACCTGCGGATCCAGAACCAGACGCGCCGGCTTGAGATCGAGACGGTCAAGCGGACGGCGCGGCAGTTCCTCGCGCTCAATCAGCAATACATCATCGAGGAGCAGGTGATCGCGGGGCCGCCGAAGCCGGGCGAGCAGGCGCATCGGGCGCACTCGTGGTATCGGGTCGGGCCGGCCGAGCTCGCCGGCGAGTTCGAGATCGAGCCGGAGGGCGGTTCGATGACGCCTCCGAACCCTGTCGAGAAGATGCAGAAGGCGTTGCAGATCTCGCAGATGTTCATGCCGCTCGCGCAGGCCGGGCTGGTGAAGCCGGAGAAGGTGGTCGAGTACATGCTCGACAACTCGGGGGTGGAGAATCCGCGGTCGTGGCTGCAGCCGCAGGCGGTGCAGCTCCCGCCGGAGGCGGTCGCGCTCGCGGCGGAGCAGTTCGGGATCCCCGGCGAGCAGATGGTGGACGCGTCTATGGCTGCGGTCGAGGCGATGCAGGAGGAGCAGGCGGCGCAGGCGGCGGCGACGCCGGGCGGGGAACCGGCCGGGGATACCGACGCGGGTCCGTCCGGCGGCTAGTCCACTCTCCCGCGCATGGCCACCGGAACCATTCTCAAGACGAGGCTGCTGCAGAGCGGCTTCAACATCTACCACGGGCAGATCACGCTCGACTCGTCGTATCCGACGAACGGCGAGCCGATCGACCTGGCGCTCAACGAGCGGATCGACGTCATGATCTGCGAGCAGAAGAACGGCTACACCTTCGAGTGGGACGCCGACAATCAGAAGCTCAAGGTCTTCCGCGGCGACAACGCGAACGCGTCGCCGGCGCCGGGAGTCGAGGTGTCCAACGCGGTCGACCTGTCGGCCGTGACGGCGATCGACTGGATCGGCATCGGCGCCTAGCCGCAGTAGTGTCGGGCAGGGGATGAAGGGCCGGGCTCTGCCCGGCCCTTCTGCGTTCTGTCCGGCGGATCCCGGATCCTGCGGCGCATGAGCAACTTCGCTGTCGCCGCGAACGAGATCGGCGCCCACGAGAAGACACTCGTCGCCGCGGCGGTGGACACCGTGACGTTCGCGACGTTCCGATCGCAGGTGGAGGTCGTGACCGACGGGGCCGCGTCCCTCTACTTCACGGTCGACGGCTCCACGCCGGTCGCGGGCGCCGCGAACACGCACTACCTGCCAGCGACGGCGAGCTCGAAGATCGTGAAGTGCCCCGCGCAGCACCCGTCGCCGGGCGTGAAGGCGTCGGGCACGATCGTGAAGCTGATCTCCGCCGGCACGCCGAAGTACAGCGTCTCCCGGGTGGCGTAGTGGTCATCGCGGGGATGCTGCGGCTGGGCCGGCTGGCCCGGCGGCAGACGTCGCGCGCGGGGCTGCGGCTGCTGTCGGCGCTGGCCGCGCTGGGGACGGGCCTGCCGGTCCTGCACACGCCGAACGTCGGGACGACGTTCTACGTGGACGCCGTCAACGGGCTCGACACGAACACGGGCACGGCGGCCACGAACCAGGGCGGCGGGGTCGGGCCGTGGCAGACGCTCGCGAAGGCGTACTCGTACCTGTCCGGCACGCACGTGTGGACGGCGAACGTCGACATTCGGGTCTATGTCAGGGCGGGCACCTATCAGGCGGCGGCCGCGACGGTGGCGACGCTGGACCCGCAGTTCAACACGGCGGGCAAGAAGCCGACAAGCACGCAATGGGTGATCTGGGAGGGCTACCCGGGCGACGCGATGCCGGTTATCAAGCCTCCGTCGGGGCTGACCGGCGCGAAGTACGGCGTGCGGTGCACGAGCACGGGCGGGTTCGTCGCGGACTTCCAGTCGTGGCGCTACCTCGAGTTCGACGGGGAGGCGACGGTCAAGGGCGACGGGGACGTGGTCGGCATCTACCTGTCGAACAGCACGACGTCGAACGAGGTCATCGGCTGCAAGATCCACGGGATGCGCGCGAACTACGTTGCCAACGGCGGCGCGGCGGCCCGCAAGGCGCAGGGGGTCTACATCGACCCGAACGCCAACAACAACGTGGTGTGGGGCTGCCGGATCTACGACATTGGCGCGCTGCTGGGCACGATCGCCAACCAGGAGCACGGGGTCTACTGCTCGGGCGACAACGTGAAGATCGTCGGGAACCTGATCTACAAGATCGCCAATGGCTACGGGGTCCAGGTGTACGACGGCGGCGCGCTCGTGACCGGCGTGCTGGTGGCGGCGAACACGATCGTGATGAGCACGGCGTCGGGCAAGAGCTGCATCGTGATAAACGGCAACGGCGTCAACAACACGGTGAAGAACAACGTCCTGAAGAACGCCAAGGAGTTCGGGGTCGAGTGGTTCCCGGCGGCGTCGGGCACCGGGTCGGGGAACGTGATGGACAGGAACGTCACGCACGGCTGCCTGCTGGGCACGCACGGCGATAGCGGCGTGTTCCGGGCGTCGGCGACCGGGTGGGCGATCACGAACGAGTTCACCGGCGACCCGCTGTTCGTCAACGCGGCGGGCGACGACTACCACATCGGCGCCGGATCGTCGGCGGACGGGGTTGCGGATCGGGCGTACCTGCCGGCGACTGACCTTGACGGGGTCGCGCGCGTCGGTGACGCCGGCGCTTTCGAGCTCCCGTAGGGCATCCGTCCGGCGCTGGCCGCATCATGCGGCGCATGAAGTCTTCTCGCGCCACGCAGCCGTACAGGAAGGGTCGGCCGCGGCAGGCCGGGCTCGCGTTCAACGCCATGAAGGCGGGCCGGTCGGCGTTCGGGCAGAACCCGGTCGACCTGACCCGGGATGCGGGCAAGGCGGCGAAGCGGTCGTTCCAACCGGTCGGGCCGACGAAGGGCACGAAGCCGCCGCTCAGCGCGAAGGCGGCGAAGCCGGGCGCGTTCTCGGCGTTCACGCTGCACAAGAACGCGACGAGCAACGCGCGCGCCGGGCAGACCTTCCGGACCGTGGCGGGCACGTCGAAGTCCGGCGTGGAGGGCAACTATCACGTCTACGCGGACGGGACGCGGGTGTTCGTGGCCGACAAGGGCGCGAAGCCTCTGCGTCAGCGGGCGCGCGACATGGCGCTCAAGCGGCGCGGTGGCACGCGCATGTCCGGCTGATCTGTCCGGGGCGCGCCGTACTTTCCCGGCCGTGAGCGGTTCGCTCGACATTCGGTTGGGGAAGATGGACTCGGAGGAGCTCCTGCGGATCGCCGACGACCTGGCGGCGATGGTGGGGACGCCGGGCTGGGCGGCGCTGGTCGAGCTCGTGGCGGCGGAGGCCGACGCGCACTCGGAGCGGGCGGTCAAGGTGATCGAGTCGGTGCTGAGGAGCGCGAAGCCGTTCGCGGCGCCGGAGCCGCTGTACCGGATGCAGGGCATGGCCGACGGGATGCGGGCGGTGCCGGCGGTCGCGAACGCGGTGCTCACGAAGGCGGAGAAGGTCAGGGCGCAACTCGAACGGGAGAAGACGGGATGAGCGCGATCGGCAACGAGCCGACGGGCGGGGAGCTTGAGCAGGCCGCGGGCGCGGCTGGGGCGGGCGCGGCCGAGCAGGGTGCGGGGGCGTCGGCGCCGGAGACGCCGGACGTCGCGGCTCTGATCGGAGATTTCAACGGGCGCATCGAGGCGTTCGGGCAGCAGCTCGCCAGCTTGGCGGAGCGCATCCCGGAGCCATCAGCGCCCCAAGACGAGGAGGAGGACGAGCAGCCGACGCTGCAGTTCTCCGACGAGGACTTCAACGACGACGGGTCGCTCACGCTCGAAGCGCAGACGCGCGAGATCGAGCGGATCGCGGCCCGCGTCGTCGAGGACACGCTGCGGCCCCAGAGGGAGGCCGAGCAGCAGGCCCGTCGCGACGCGGGGTTCGATTCGCTCGAGGAGCGCTACCCGGACCTGGCCGACGAGCAGCAGCAGGACTACTACCTGCAGAAGGTGCAGGAGTACGTCGGCTCGATCATCCGGGCGACCGGCCGGCCCGAACTCGCCGCGATGGCGATGGAGCCGGAGACGCTCGAGACGGTCTACCTCGCCGAGCAGGCGAGGAAGCGCGCCGGGGACGAGGTCCCCGCGGGCGCGGACAGCGGGGTCACGCTCGACCGTGGGGGGACGGCGCCGCCGCCCGCCCCGTCGAAGCCGGAGCCGGACGACGGCGACCGGATCGTGGCGCTCGCGAGCAAGTCACGTTTTCGCCTCGGCACCTAGCGCCGGGGCTTTCCCTCTAGCACGCAGAAAGTAGGTGAAGTAGATGGCACCGGGCACTCTCGTGAGCGGTATGCGCGGCACCCTGGACGGCAATCAGGACAACCGCCGTATCGACATGGCGGACAAGATCCTCCTGCTCGAGCCGGATGCGGCGCCCCTGACGGTGGTCACCAAGAACATCGCCAAGAAGGGCACCGGCAATCCGAAGTTCCAGTGGCAGGAGGACGAGCTCGATCCTCGCTTCGACCGCATCAACAACGGCGCGGGCTACGCCTCCGGCATCACGGCGCTCGTCGTGGACAACGCGGCGTACTTCGAGGCCCAGAACATCGTCTACGTGCCGCGCACCGGCGAGTCGATGCGCGTCACGGCGGTGAACACGGGCACGAACACGCTGACGGTGGTCCGTGGCGTGGGCTCGACGGCGGCGGCGCTCGTCGACAACGACGAGCTGCTCATCACGAGCACGGCGCAGCCGGAGGGCGACGCCTCTCGGCCGACCCGGACGCGGAACCAGACGACGGTGTACAACTACACCCAGATCTTCCGCACCAACTGGGACGCGACCGAGACGGCGCGGCACTCCGAGTACGAGGCCGACGACGACTGGGACTACCAGGCGCTCAAGAAGGGCATCGAGCACAAGAAGTCCATCGAGTACGCGCTGATGGTCGGCAACAAGTCCGAGGACACCTCCTCGGGCAAGCCGCGCCGGACCACGGGCGGCTTCAAGTCGTTCGTGACGAGCAACTCGACGGACGCCGGCGGCGCGCTGACGGAGGCCGAGTTCTTCACGGCTCTGCGTCCGTGCTTCCGCTACGGGGCCAAGGAGAAGTGGGGCTTCGCCTCGCAGCTCGCGGTCGACGTGCTCAACACGTTCCCGCGTGGCAAGCTGGAGGTGCGTCAGTCCGAGAAGACGTTCGGGCTGCGGATCTTCCAGTACATCTCGCCGCACGGGACGCTGAATCTCGTGACGCACTACCTGCTCGAGGGCGACACGCTCGGCGGGCAGATCTGGGTCATGGACTCGGACGTGGTGAAGTACCGGTATCTCGTGAACAAGCGGGGGCCGCGCGACACCACTCTCCGCAAGGAGATCCAGGCGAACAACGTCGACGGCCGTGAGGACGAGTACCTCACCGAGTGCGGCCTCGAGTTCGGTCTGGAGAAGCGTCACGGCTTCATCTACGGGATCACGAGCTAGCTCGTCCCCCCATGCCAGCGCGGGATCGGCCGCGCGCAGGAGGGCGCCTACGGGCGCCCTCCGTCGTTCTCCGTCCGACCCGGCCCCGATCATGCGCCGGGTAATGGCATCTCGACGGGGAGGCAACATGGGCACGGGGACCGCGACGCGGAAGGCGGACAAGGAGCTCGCCGCGGCGGAGGAGCAGCAGGGCGACCAGGGGAGGGCGTGGACGTCGCGGCGCTGCAGGCGGAGCTCGCGGCCGCGCACGCGGCGCTCGAGGAGTCGCAGGCGCAGATCCTCTCCGTGCAGGAGCAGGGTCAGCAGATGCTCGCGGCGGCGATGGCGCTGATGGAGAAGGGCGCGACCGTGTCGGCGGCGCCGGCGACGAAGCACGACGTCGAGCCGGCGGCGGATGATCCGCGCCGGAACGTGCCGGAGGAGGGGTTCGAGCCGGTCAAGTTCCGGTCGAAGGGCGTGAACCACCGGATCGTGCGGGTGGCGGCGACGCGCTGGACGACGCTGAACGGGGAGGCGCAGCACGCCGGCGGGATCTCGTACGACTTCGCGCCGGGCCGCGGCGAGTTCGTGGCGCTCAACTCCGACGTGGCCGAGTTTCTGCGGGCGCGGCCGGCGTTCAATCGGGAGTTCTGGGAGGTCGGGGCGGAGCCGCACGCGGCGCCGGATCCGTCGATCGTGCTCGACAAGGTGCAGCAGGCGTTGTTCGATCTGGACCTGGACGCGCTGGCGGAGCTGAAGGCGCTCGAGCAGGCGTCGCATCGGCGGAAGGTCGTGCTGGACCAGATCAACTCGGCGGAGCGCCGGATCGCGCAGGCGGGCCAGTAGATGCTTCTCTCCACGGCCATCGCGCTCGTGCAGGCGCAGTTCGACTCGACGGCTGCGGAGTCGGGCGATTCGCAGGTGCGCGGGTGGATCAACGCGTGTCTGCAGGAGGCTGTGGGGGAGGCGCGCTGGCTCAAGAAGACGCTTTCGCTGGGGCCGACTGTGGCGGACCAGTCTCAGTACGTGATCCCCGGCGACGGCACCGCGGACGCGTCGCCGACGGAGGTCGTCGACATTGTCGGGCTGCGGGTGGACTCGAGCAAGCCGTGGAAGCGGGTCGGGACGCAAGACCTGTGGGAGTTGCAGGCGGGGGCGGCGTTCCTGCGCGGGGCGGCCGGCGCGTTCGCGCCGAACTTCCAGTCGGACACGGATCCGGTGGTCGAGCTCTACCCGACGCCGACCGTGGCCGGGCTGGCGATCGACGCGCTGGCGGCGGTGCTGCCGTCTGACATTGTGGACGCCACGTTGGGGACGCTGGTGCTGCCGGTGCCGGACGATCTCGCGAACAAGATCTGCGTGGACGGGCCGATCGGGCTCGGGATCACGCGGATCCAGGAGGTCACGGACCCGACGCCGTTCCTTGCCCGGTATGAGGACGGGAAGGCGCAGCTCAAGAAGCGGGCGAACAGCCGGGTCGGGTCGGGGCCGACGCAGGCGCGCGTCGGGAGGTAGCGGTGGCCGGGCAGCCGCGGCAGCGGGAGGGGCAGCAGGACTTCTCGGCGGGCATGTTCCGGGGGGTGGCGCCGTCGCTGATCCCGGCGAACGGGGCGTACGACATTGTCGGGCTGCTCGAGGAGGATGGGGCGGTCGCGGGCCGGGGCGGCTCGTCGGCGCGGTCTACGTCGGACACGGCGTCCGGCGTGGAGGGCATGTGGGACGGGTTCGTGGGTTCAACTCGTCTGACGGTGTTTTGGTCGACCGCGCACGCGCTCTACACGCTCAACGACGACGACACCGTGACGAACCGTGGGGCGATGGACCCGGACGCCGTTATCATCGCGCCAGCGGCGATCGGCGGGAAGCTGTACTTCCCGGCCGAGAAGGTGACGACGCCGGGCAGCGGCGTGACGTTCGACGGGACGACGTTCGGGGCGTGGACGATCCCGGCGGGGATCGACGTCACGCGGGAGTTCCACGTGGCGGTCGCCGGGAACAGGCTGTGGGTGGGGCAGGACGAGACGCTGGTGTTCTCGGACCGTGACACGCCGGGCACGTTCCAGGCGACGAGCATCCACAAGATCAACGGCGGGAAGATCCTGCGGCTCGTGGGGTTCCGGGATTCGCTGGTCGCGTTCACGACGCGCGGGGTGTGGCGGCTGTCGAACATCGTCTACAACCTCACGGACTCGGTCGGGAACGTGCAGCACCGGATCGACCAAATGTCGCAGGACGTCGTGCCGTGGCTCGGGCGGGGCGTGGTGACGTGGGCGGGCGGTCTGATCGTGGCGGCGCTCGACGGGGTGTGGGAGCTGCCGTTGGGGGTGCAGGGGGAGCCGCTGGCGCAGTTCACGCGGATCTCGGACGGCATCGCCACGTACTACCGGAGTTTCGCTCAGGGGCCGGGGCAGGGGGCGGTGTACCGCGGGCATCTGCTGCTGCCGATGGCCGGGCAGGGGTCGCCGAACGAGGTGCTCGTGTGCCGACTCGATCAGCGGGGGCGGCCGTGGGCGCGGATGGGCGGCGACAACGAAGGCGTCAACGCGATGGGCGTGCTGCTGACGCGGGTGCCGGCGGCGGCGAACGAGGAGCCGGAGTTGCTCGGCGCGTTCGCGAACGAGTCGGCGACGAACGGGAAGCGGATCCTGGACGTCAACTGGTTCGATGCGGCGTCGGACCAGAGCGACGCGGACGGCGGCACGCCGGTGTGCAAGGTCACGACGCGGGACATTCCGACGGGGCCGTTCAACGTCAGCACGGCGGTGAAGGTGCGGCTGAGCTACGAGCTCGAGGGGGCGAGCGCGTCGATCGGGGCGTCGTGGTCGGTGGGGAGCGTGGACGATCCGACGTCGTCTGCACTTTCGGGCAGCGCCCCGGAGGACCCGGAGGGCGTAGACTCCTACTCGTGGTCCCTGCGCAAGCGGTGCAAGTTCATCCGGTACACGTTCACGTCGTCCGGCGCGTTCTCTCGGCTGAAGATCCGGGCGATCGAGTCGTTCTCGCGGGGAAGCGCGCGGTCGTGAGGCTGCGGGACCGGGCTCGGGTCGGGCAGCCGGACAGGCTCCGGGACCGGGCGCGGGCGGCGGCGCGTGACGCGAGCGGCCGGTATCCGGGGGAGCGGCTGGCGAATGATCCGTGGCTGGCGCTGATGGAGCGGGCGGCCGTGCAGCATTGGCGGGAGCGTGGGGTGCAGGTGCCGTCGGTGCCGATCGACGTCGCGAGCGATCTGCGTGACTCGGATGGGGCGGACGCGACTGGCCGCGGCGGGGATGGCCGGGTGGTCGTCAGCGACGCGTACGTGGCGCAGATGCTCAACCGGGCGCGGAGCAGGCGGCGGACGACGCGGGACAGGCGGCAGGCGTTCCAGCGGCTCGGGGAGGTCATCGCTCACGAGTACGGGCATGTCGGGCTCGGGGGCGGGACGGCGGACCATACTCCGAACGGGCTGATGGCGCCGTACCTGGACGAGTCGCAGGCGGCGGTGCCGTGGGAGATCGTGCATCTGAGTCGGCGGCTGATCCGGCGGGATCCTGCGCGTGACGCGCGGCTGCGGGCGCGGATGCCGCAGCAGGGTCGCGTCGCTGGCGGCGGGTTCCGGGTGGCCGGGTGATGGGCGAGTTCAGCGACTTCATCTCGACGAACTCGACGGAGCCCGGCGGCGCGCTGACGGAGGCCGAGTTCTTCGGGGCGATGGAGGCGGCGTGGCGGCACGTGCCGCGGCCCCCGTGCATCGTGACGTCGACGCAGGTGATCGAGCAGGGACGCGCCGCCGCGCGGCTCTACCGGCTGCGCGCTGCGGCGGCGATGGACGAGTACCGTCGGCTGCGGCGGTGGCGGATCTTCCGGCGGCTGCGGGCGCTGCGGACGTTCGCGGACTGCACGCTGGGCGCTGAGTCGTTCGAGCGGCTGTTCGGCGAGTAGTTCCGTCCGGGCCGCGCGCGAGGATGCGCGGCAGCGGTGTGGAGCAGTCGCGTAGCTCGCCTGGCTCATAACCAGGAGGTCGCCGGTTCGAGTCCGGCCACCGCTATCGGACGCGAGCGGCGTCAAAGCGACCAAAGCGGCGGCCCGCGAGCCATCGGGGGAGGAACCGTCGGTCAAGGTCGGGAGATGCGGGGAGTTACAACGGTCCCGCCGCACCGCTCCTGATGCCCCGGAGAGCCCGGCCTGCGTCGCTCGCGTTCCGTCTGTCCGGTGGGTGGCGCACACTTCGCGCGTGGCTCTGACTGGATCGTTCGGTGGCGGGAAGCTCGGGCCTCGGGCGAATCGGCTGTTCGGGCGGGGGTTCCCGCGGGCGAAGCGGCCGTTCATGCCGCCGGCGGGGACGTACGATCCGGGGCTCGACTCGGGCCTGCGCGCCGCGCAGCGCGGGTACGGGGACCTGCGGCAGGATCTCGACCAGGGCGAGGAGCGGGCGTCGACGGCGTACACGCTGGGTCTGGGCCGGTCGCAGGAGGACGAGCAGTTCCAGATGGGGCAGCTCGCGAAGCGGTTCCGGGATCTCGGGTCGGCGCAGGATGAGCAGGCGGCGGCGGCCGGGGTGTCCGGCGGCGGGGCGATGGCGGAGTCGGCGGCGAAGCGCGCGGCGGCTGAGGGGACGGAGCGTGGCCGGCTGGCGACGCTGTTCGCTCGAGCGCGGGACGACATGGGGACCGACTTCCAGTACGGGCATGACGATCGGCTGACGCAGGGGACACGCGCGGGTCGGGAGCTCGGGTTCTACGGGCAGGACGTGGCGGATCAGAGGTTTTTCCAGGCGTCGCAGGCGGGCTACCGGCCGCCGGCGGTGCCGAAGGCGCGGAAGCCGAAGCGGCGCGGAGGGCGGATGAGTGGCTAAGCGGCGGAAGACCCTCGCGGGCCGGTTTCGGTCGCAGGTGAACGCGGAGTCGCAGCTCCGGTTCGGGCCGGAGCGGCGGAATCTGCGGTCGCAGAAGCGTGAGGCGCGGCGGACGTACGCGGGTGACGTGGCGGCGGCGGACGCGAGCTCGCGTGGGCAGGTGCAGGCGGCGCGGGCGGCGGTGCCGCAGATGCGCCGGATCTTCCAGGACGCGTCGGGGGCGGTGTCGGCTGGGCCGTCGCCGGACGTGTCGGTGTCGGCGCTGGGGCCTGCGGCGGGTCGTGACGCGGATGGGACGCGGCGTCGGCTGGGGGAGGCGATGGCGGCCGCGGCGCAGGAGCTCGTGGCGCGGCAGCAGGACGCGGTGGCTGGGCGGGCGTTGGCGGTGCGTTCGGCGCGTGACCGGCGCGACGACGCGATCGATCGGGCGAACGAGGGGCTGCGCGGGCTCGCGCGGGACTCGGGCGCGTTCCGTCAGGGCCGGACGGGCGAGCTGGTGGAGACGGCGCGTGATCGGCAGGTGACGCGCCGCGGGCAGAACATCACGGCCGGGAACAACAAGCGGTCGAACGCGCAGGGTGAGCGTAACTCGATCCGGGCGAGCGGGATCGACCCGGACACCGGGAAGGTGATCCGCGGCGGGCGGCTGGACCCGGACGGCAACGGCAAGCGCGGGGACCAGTCGAAGGGCAAGGGCAAGAGCGGCAAGGGGACCGGGCCGGGGTCGGCGACGCAGGCGCGTGTCGAGGCCGCGGGTGCCGCGTTGGCGTTGGCGCGGACGCAGGCGAAGCGGCTCGCGAAGACGTACAACCGGGGCGAGGTCGAGCGGCTTCTGATCGAGGGGCGGGCGAAGCAGTCGGTCACGGACCCGAAGACGGGCGACAAGCTGCAGGTGCCGGGGGTGCAGAAGGTCAAGGCGACGTGGGCGAAGGTCGCGCTCGAGCTGCAGTTCGACGGGTACGTGTCTGACGCGACGCGGAAGCGGCTGAACGCGCTCGGGTACTCGCTGAACCAGTTGGGGCTGCCGCGGATCGGGAAGCCGCGGAAGACGTATCCGGGCGGCGGCGGTCACGGCGGGGCGCCGACGGCCGACGGTCGGTCGTCGCGGCCGACGTAGTACACTCTGCGCGTCCTAGCCCGCTCGTCGGGGCCGGGGCCGGACCACGCTCCACTGATCGCGGGGGCTGCACCGGGTCGCACCGGTGGCTCGACTGCGAAGCGCCGTGACCGGCCCCGGCGGCAACCAGCGCGCGGCCCCCGGCAGCCATCCGGCGCGTAGGGCATTCTCCGGGCGTGCCGATCGCCACTCCTGACCGCGACACGGGCGGTCGAAAGAAGACGTCGAAGCCGAAGCGGCGCGCGTACACGCTGCCGCAGTCGTTCCGGACGGAGGCGCCCTCGCGGCGCGCGCGTCCGAAGGCGGGGCCTCCGTCGCCGCAGCTCACCGGCCGTCCGACGCGCCCGCAGCCGCGCCGGCAGGATGAGCGGCTGCCGCCGGACAGGCGGGATGATCGGGACCGGTCGCCGGCGCAGCGCGCGCGGGATCGGGCGGTCGCGAACCGGAACTCGAGGGAGGCGCGTCGGCGGGTGGTCGCGCGGCGCGGCCGCGGCGCGGGGCTGCGTCGGGGTGTCGCGGCGCTGCGGTTCGGGTCGCAGGCGGCCTCGAGCGGCGGCACGCCGTCGCGGCGGTCGATCGGCGGCACGGTCACGGCGGGGGATCGGGCGGAGCGGTCGAGCGCGCTGGGGCTGGTGCCGACGCGTGCGATCCGCGGGGTCGGGCAGGCGTTCGTGCAGGATCCGGTGTCGACGACGCGGGGGACGCTGCGTGGTGGCCGGGACGCGCTGGTGGGGGCGGTGCCGGGGCTGGTGTCGCTGGCGGTCGATCCGAAGGGGACGCTCAAGCGCGGGGCGGCGGACTACTCGCGTCGGTACGGGCCGCTGACGAAGACCGGCAAGGCGGGGAAGGCGGGGCAGAAGGCGTTTGTCGAGCGGGTCAAGAAGGAGGGCGCGTTCGCGGAGGGGGCGGACGCGTCGATCCTGCTCGGCGGCGTGGCCGCGCCGGCGTCGCGTGGCGTCGGCGTGCTGGCGCGGGCGGGGAAGCTGGGGGAGAAGGCGCAGCGGATCATGGTCGAGCCGCGCCGGGCGGTGCGGACGTCGGGCGGGGAGGCGCGCGAGCAGGCGGTGGATCCGCACTTCTTCAAGGCGCGCCGGCAGAAGCGGCGTGACGAGCGGGCATTCCAGGGGCAGCAGCGGCAGGTGCGCCGGGCGGATGAGCGGGCGCGGGCGAAGCCGGCGGAGGACGGGCAGCAGCGTAAGCGCGGGCCGGTCGACGCGGTGGTGCGGCAGGCGACTGAGCGGGGCGAGGTGGTGCCGTCGAAGCTGGTGCTGACGCGGGAGGGGAAGCGGGTCGGGGTTGGGCGGGCGCCGTCGAAGCGGAAGATCGCGCGGGCGCAGAAGCGCGGGTACGCGAAGCGCAAGGGGCGGGTGCTGCACGAGCAGCGGGCGGAGCAGCGGGCGGAGGGGATCACGGGCGGCGCGCGCGGCGCTGGCCGGAACTTCGCGTCGCTGAACCGGGCGGAGCGGCGGGCGTTCAAGACGGCGCTGCAGTCGGGGGCGAGCTCGCCGGCGGCCGGGGCGGAGTGGGTGCGGGCGCGGATCGCGAAGATCGAGGCGCACCGGGAGGCGA